ACATAGATAGGCAATAATATCATCGCCTTCAGCATCTCTTACAATATATTCATTTACTCCACATTGTTCTACTAATCTAGGCATAATAATATCATGGAAGTAATCAAAGAATAAATATTGATACTCATCATATTTTCTCTTGCCTTTATAATCAAATTCGGCTGGAGCCGATGTTGTTTTAAAATCTGAATCAACGAAGAAGCTCTTAGTATACTCTTTTCTCCAACTTTTAGAGTCAAATACTATATGTACTGACTCTAAAAATGGATTAATTGGAGTAATTAATGAAGTTAAATAATTAAAACAGAAAGTCCTAAAATGTATTTTAACATGCTCTTTAAGAATATACTTATCATTAAATAAATCATTAACGTAGTATGTTTCGTCAGAGCGAGAATCTCTCTTGTTTGCACCTTTAATAACACTAAGGACAACATTCAAGAAGGCATTTCCGTCTATTATTAAATTCATTACTCTGCGTCTTTAGTATTAGTTTCTGTAGACTCTACTTGATTTTCAGCATCTCCTGATTTTTTTCTAATTGCTCTAACTGCACTAGAAATAGTTTCTGATTCAAGTAGGTTATATACACCTTTACTTTGTGCAGAATTAGCAGCTGCGACTAGGACGAATATTGCCTGATTTAAATCCATTCCATGAATAAAATTTTCATATGCTGTATCATCATTATATGAAATTGCTCCAAACAGAATGTTTTTAGGCTGCTCTTGCGATTGTGTAGAATCGTCTTGTTGTTTTTCTATTGTTTCTTCGCTCATAATTATAAATCTTTAAATAAATCATCGAATTCATCATCTTCAGAATCTGAAGTAAATGCTGGTGCTGGTTTAGAGTCAACTTTAGTTGCTTTTGTTGGAGTATCTAAGTCTAATGAATCATCAATTTTAGATACTTTTGCTGTAGGTTGCTCTTGTTTAAACTCTAACTCGTCATCGATTGGATTATTAGTCTTAGCTTTAGACAGTTTAGCACGAACTAAATCATTCATTTTAGTGTCTTTACTCTTTTCAAGAATCATTTCAATAATGTTTCTATGGGGAATAGCTGAAACTAATGCATTAGCAACTGCTGTGAATGTTTCTTCAGTCCAAGCTTGGTGGAAATATTCATCAAGTTTAGGAGAATTTGCTGTCATGAATTCGTTAATTAATTCAACAGAGTTAGCATCATTCTTAACTTGAACTTGTTTTCCATTGTGAGTGTAGATTAATGGAGTAACTTCATCCATAAATTTACATTTAGTCCAGTCTTTAAATGCTTTTGTCTTTTTACCAACAATACATAAGAAATCTTTACCTTGCAAAAGGTGGAATGGGTTAACTTTCTTAGGAGTTTCACCTAAACCTTCCATTTCTTCAGGATTCATTAATTGGTCGATTAACATACCAACTTGATTTCTGTATTTAAATACTTTTAATTGACCTTCAAGATCAGGTCTTTGTGGATCTTTCTTAATATAAACTATTGAGAAATTTGTACTCCATCTAGAGAAATTCTTATCGATTTCTGCAATCAATTCAGGTTCTTCTTTTCTTAAAGATCTAAGAACTGTTTCTACTGTCCACAGAATAGAAGAATCACCTACATTAGATGGGCAGTCAATAAATAAGGATTCCTTAGTTAAAGGATTATAAAACTTAGCAGAGTATTTAGAATACTTTGTTTTAGTTTTATCGAAAATGTAAGGAACGAATCTAAACACTGATTTATATGCACCATTATATGCATCTGGATCTGGAATATATTCATTCGGGTCAACTTTTTTACCTCTTTGTTGTTGAGCTGGCTTGTTGAATGCCTCCTCAGGTAAATCAAAAAAATCTGTCATAGAAATTAATTTATTTGTTTATATTATTGTACTAGTTACTATACTAAAGTTTTTGGACTATTTAAACTAAAAAAGCCAGATTTTTTAAATCTGGCTTTTAATTTATTAATCGAATTTATGTTATGCTTTAACTGCAGTAGAATCAATAATAGATTGACGAAGATCTTTTGCAGAATTTTGAAGAGCTGACATTTCAGCTTTAACTGCTGGATGTTTAATAGCTTTACGAACATCTTGCATAGCTTTTTTAACTTTATTTCCTGCGCTTTTTACACCTTTATCATAAAATTTGCTAGCTTCTACTTCTGTGTTTGCAATAATTTCTTCAATTTGACCAAAGATTTTAGCTTTAGCTGCGTCTACTTCTTGTTTAAATTCTTCGAATTTGTTCATTTTTACTAAGTTTTAGAATATTGTACTATGCCTAAAGTAATGGTTTTATAACGATTCGATATATTTTATGTACTTATTTGAAAAATTGGAAGTTGGATATTCTTCTAATGCATACTTAATCCACTCTTTTATAATCTTTTCCATTTCATCTTGAGTAATATACTCCCACTTTAAAAAAGGAGTAAGATAGTTTATGAAAACTTCATCTAGTGGAATCTTTTGATAATTTGAACTTGCATACATTCCTTTAACCATTGACTCTACTTCATCAGGTAATAAGAAATAGTTATAATCCTTTTTAGCGTTATCTCTTGTTTGATTATCGCTTACTCTATTATTAAATGGGTTTCTACTTTTACCAGTTTGATTAACATGATTTGATTCATGAGTAATTAAATCTAATACCCTAGCTGTTAACTTTTTATAACATGAAGATTCTCTACTAGGATCAATTATTATAGTTAACTTGATTAAATAGTCATCTTTTACATAAGTATTTGCATCTGCTACCCAACCGAATTGCTCATAATTAAGTTGTTCCCAAGGAAGATCTTTAAAATGCTTATCTTCTGATATTTTACAGTCTTTTTGTTTTCTGACATCAACGACTATTTTAAATTGATCTGGCTCATTTACTAAATATTCTCCTACAGTAACATAGGATGAGTCAGATGACTTCTTAATATCTTCAATAATAGTTAATACTAAAGATAATTTAGAGTCCTTCTGGATAGATTCTTTTATATATTGTACGAATGATAGTAGCATTACTTTTTATACTTTATAAAAGTTATATTAATATTATTAGTTAGAGGCAAGCCTTTTGTACTAAAATTAATAATTGTTTTTTTAGAAATTGAACGTAAGATATCGTTATCTAATGAATTTTTTAATTTTTCAATATATGTAACATCATCTGGCGCAATTGTTGATTTTTTACCAGATACAATATCTAATAGATTAGTAATACGTAATTCTATTTCTGAATCAGATACTTTAGATTTAGGAGTAGATATAATATTTGATTTTGCCCATTTTTCAATATCACTTAGTTTTATTTGGTAAGTAGGATACTCTATTTCAATAGATCCATCAGGATATTTCTTTTTAGGGTATTCTTCATCACTAGGTTCCTCATTCATAAATATAAATTCAATAGGCTCTTCCTTTTTAGCAGGAGCAGCTGGTGCTTCCATTCCTAGAGGATCTGCTGGAAATGCTTCTTCTTCATTTATAACTTGTAATCTAGATAAGATATATTTCACGATTATAATTTTTTATTATTTATCTAACTAAAAAAGCCAGAGCAATAACTCTGGCTTTAATTATAATATATAGATTAGATTATCCTTCGCAAGCAAGACATTCAGAATATAAATCTCTTTGAAGTTTAGAATCTGCACGTAATACTGATTCGCTTCTTAAATAGTAAAGAGATTTTAAACCTAGTTTCCAAGCTTCTAAGTGAACTTGATTAATCCATTTTGCTGGAGCATCTTGAAAGAAAGCTAAATTGATACTTTGTCCTTGATCAATATATTCTTGTCTAACTGCAGCAATTCTAACTAGTTCAAGTTGGTTAATTTCCTTGAATGTTAAGAATACTTCTTTTTCATCCTTAGTAAGACATCTAACATTTTGAACTGATCCTTTATCTTCAGATATAGTATCCCAAACTTCTGTTATATTTTTACCTTTAGAAATTAATAATTGTTCTAAATAAGGATTTCTACGAATATGAACGCCTTTAGCATCATCATCAACATAGATATTAGCTGCAAGTGGCTCAATTCCTTGAGAAAGTCCTCCAGCTAATTTACTAGAACTACGATTTGGAGCAATAGCCATCAAAGTTAAGTTTCTACGGCCTGTACCTTCACACCATTCTGGAGATCCATATTTTTCTCCCATCCAAAGAGTAGCACGCTCTGATTCTTCTTTAATTTTACCAAAAATAATTCTAGTAAGAGATCTAGCTTGAAGATCTGTAAATGGAATCATTTTAGATTGAAGATAAGTATGCCATCCTAATGTACCTAAACCTAGTGCTCTAGATTTTTCAGCAAATCGTACAGTATCTTCAATACCCTTGATATTTTTAGCTTTATCTAAGAATTCAGAAATAACTGCATCTAAGAATAAAGTAGCTAAGAATATAGTATCAGTATCTTTCCATTCATCCCATTTAGCTAAGTTAAGGGAAGATAAACAACATACTAGTGAATGATTAGTATCAGTAGGTAAGAATATTTCTGAACACAAGTTTGAATGATGAATTTTTAAATCATGTTTTTTCCACCATTCTGGAACTGATTTATTTGCATTATCAATAAACATAGTATACGGCTCGCCTGTCTTAACTCTCTTTTTAAGAGTAGTTAACCATAATTCACGTTCTTTACCATTTTTCTCAACAACTTTCGTCATAAAAGCATCAGTAAATACTCCACCTTGGTGAACATTATGACATTGTCTTTGAACTTCGCCTTTAGGCTCACGAATTTCTAAGAATTCTGGATACTCTTCATGCTCAGCATTTAAATAAATGGCAACAGCTCCTCTTCTTAAACTTCCTTGTTTAGATGCAAGAATCCAAGAGTCATACCCTTTAATAAAAGGTATAATACCATCTGATTTACCACCTAATCCATTTCTAATAGGAGAACCGATTGGTCTAACATCTGAAAAATCATAAGCTGTTCCTCCACCTGCTTTTGAAAGCATAGACATTTCAGTATTCTTACGATTTAATTCATACATATCATCTCCTACTTTTCCTGAGAAACAAGAAATAGGTAAGCCTCTATCTGTACCAAAATTAGCACAAACTGGAGTGGATGGAATATACCATAATTTAGATAAGATTTCATAGAATCTAGGTTCTAATGATGGATCATTATGATAATTAGCAGCAGTACTCGCTAATCTTCTATATCCTTGGTTTGGAGTTTCACCTTTTTGTAAATATTCTCCCTGGATAGTAGTCAAATAGAGGGCGTTATTGCCCTCTATTGGAAAATCTTCTACTACTTTCCAACCTAGCTTTTTAGCTATTGGATGTGTTTCAATTTTACTCATATAATTTTTTAAATATTAAAATAAATCTTCTGTTTCCCAGTCAGAGTTAGG